ATATCATTATTTTCAATAGTATTATTCATTTAGCCACCTGTGAGAAATTGTTCTTTTTCTCGAAACGAATTACGCTTCGGAATTTGTCAAATAGTTGGTCACCCTTGTGAGAAATGACAAACACGTTAGTTGATTTATCCATCGAGTTTAAGAGCTTCATAAACTCTTCTGTGCCTACGCCATCAAGTGAAGAGTCGAAAACTTCATCAAGAATCAGTAGGTTTGTGCTTACCGAGTTCTTCATCTTTGCAATCTGTCGCCATGTAAACAATAGAGCCAAATCGATACGCATCTTTTCACCCTCAGAGAATGATGCATATGAGAATTCATCGCGGTGTCTAGACTTGATAGTCTCTTCGAAATTCTCGTTTAGGTTGAAGTTAACAAAGAACTCCATTGCAGTCAGATACTGTTTGATGATCTTGGTCTTGATGCCAGTATCTTTCAATAGAGTTGCCGCAAACTCATGATATTGCTTGTCGGCAGACAGTTGTTTGGATTCAGTAATTGCTTTGTCCAGTTCAACTTTCAACTCTTTGAGTTTTGTGTTGTCTTTACCAATCGTCTTAGTATTATTTCTGAGTACCTCAATCTCTTGTAGTACTTTAGTATTATATGTAGTGATGCTACTGAACTGAGTGTTCAATTTTAGAATTTCTGCCTGATGTGCATTGATATGTTTTACGACACCAGAAATGCTGGCAATACGTTCATTGACCTTTAGCATTTCATCGTTCAGCTTGTTCGTGGCTTCCGTTAGTTCAGAAACCTTTTTGTTCTTTTCTTCAACGTGCCTGTTCTTATGTTCAGGTGTGATAGCCTGTTGACATGTAGGACAATTATCATTGTCGTCATAGAACTTGATTTCACGCTTCAATTTCTTGATGGAATCTTCAAACTTGGATTCGATCTGCAAAAATTTAGACTGCTTGGAATACACCACATTTTCATCAGCTACTTGTTTCTCCAGCATTTCAATATGCTGTTGAATTAAACCAACATTCTTCATTGTTTCATTCAAGAATGCGTTATTCTTTTCAATTTCAGCGGTCTTCTTTTCAATCTCAGCTTCAGACAACTTCTTGTGGTCTTCAATGTTCTGCTTCTGCATTTCAATCTTTTCGGCAGTCAATTTCAGCGTGTATTCAACATCGCGTTGTCCATCCTTGATGGCAGACAGTTTGTTCTTGACCAGTGTATTCATAGACGAGAAGATGCCAATATCCAACAGTTCTTCAATGATAGCTCTGCGATCAGCGGCAGACAATTGCATGAAAGGAACAAATGCGGCAGAACCCAACACAATGACTTGAGTGAACGATTTGTAGTTCAGTTTCAGGATAATCTTCTCAAGATGTTCCTGATAGTCTTTTGCCTTGGCGTCTTGATTGACCAGCACACCGTCACAATGAATCTCAAAGACGTTAGGCTTCATGCCACGAACAATCTTATACTTCTTTTTACCGATGGAGAACTCAACTTCAACAACACAGTTGGCATTGTTGATAGAATTCATCAATTGTGGTTTATTGATCTTACGAAAAGGTTTGCCGAACAGCGCAAACGTGAGTGCGTCAAGAATAGTAGATTTACCCGCACCGTTCTGACCAACAATCAGTGTGTTGGTGGATTTGTCCAGTTTTATTTCTGTGAAGACGTTGCCGGTTGAGAGAAAATTCTTCCAGCGAATTGTCGTGAAAACTATCATTAAAATGCCTCAATCATATCATTTGTCGCAAAATTTCTACGTAACGATCACATTTGTCGCAAAAATTACTTTTAAGTTTCGCCGTTAAGTGCATCGACATACATTTCACGCAACAGTGTTTTCAACTTATCTTTATCTAGGTCTGTCGCCAGATTGTCAACATACTTGTTTAGAATAGTTGTCGTATCTTCGGTTTGATCAACATCAATATCATCATCTTCAAGTTCAAGAATATCTTCTGCAATCGTAACATCGACTGGACCAATTTGATGTAAACTATTTACGAACAAATCGAACAAATAAGGATTGGTTTTGTTCACTACCAACACTTTCACGTATGCACCTTTATAAGGAGTTAAATCCATTTCAGTGATTGTCTTGGTATCAACACCCTTATCATCATAGCTGATTCGCTTAAAGATGTTATTTGGATTCTTCACAAAGGTTAGCTTCTGTGTCTTGGTGTCAAAGATGTGAAAGCCACGATCATCACCATAATCTTGCCAGGTCAATTCGTATGGGTTACCCAAGTAATGAATGTTACCCTTCTTCGACTTGTGGTGATAATGGCCAGAGAAGACAACATCAAACTTACTGAATACTGACATATCAAGACCGTCATGCGATGGTGCACCGCGATACATTTGGAAACCCTGAATCTCAAAGTGACCCATACAGGTTGGAGCAGTACTCTCTTTGATCATACGCATAGACTCTTCATAGTTCTCTACGCAAATCCAAGGCATCATCAGAATGTCTTGACCACCTAGATTCAGAGTCGTAGGTGATGAGATTGTCTTGACGTTATCATAGTCTTCAAGCAAAAGGTCTGGAGAATTGACACCGTTTGTGTTCTTGTAGTAGGTGTCATGATTGCCAACCAGCATATGAACAGTGATGTTATGCTCTGCGAGTTTATCGAAGAACATCTGTTTAGCACGTTGCAGTGAATAAAAGTTTACGTATTTGCGGCGATCAAATGTATCACCAAGTATCAACACAGTGTCAATCTTTTCCTTCAGCAATCTTGGGAAAAATGTGCCAGAGTAAAACTTCTCATAAAACTCTATAAAGTGTAATGAGTCGTTTCTGGCACCGAAATGCTGATCTGTGATGATTGCAACTTTCATGTTAATGCTTTAACCCTTTGTCGTAAATCTGTAGTACTAAAGTTATGTTGGCGTCTATTGAAATAGACTTCAATCGGTAGATCGAAACCAGTAAATTGCTTATCTTTGTATTCTTCTCCAATGATTCTAACATCAATTGGATAAGAAGTCAATAGATTTATCAAATCTTCTTCTGAAGAATATGGCACAATTTGATCAACATACTTACAACCTTCTACTTGAATGAACCTCTCAAGTATCGACTGTACTGGTTTGTTCTTGGTTGGCCGATCAATTGTTGGGTCGGTCTGTAAACCAACAATCAAGTAATCACATTGTTCTTTTGCTTCTTTGAGCATCATCACATGACCTGCATGGAACAGATCGAAACAGCTTGCTGTAAATCCGACTTTCATATTATTCCTCTAAAAATTTTTCGATGCCTTTTGCTTTGCGCAATTCTTTTTTGTCGTTCTTTGTTTTCTCGAACGTTTCGATGAACTCTGAAATGTTGTCATACACCTCGTATTGACGACCAGTATGCTCTTCATAACCCAGCAACTCGTTTTCGTCCAAGATACCAAATTGTTCGGTAGCTTTGTACTTGACGTATAGTTGTTTCTTTTCTTTTTGGATTCTGCGCAAGAATGCATAGTAGATGATCTGCGTGAAGTATGCAAAAGGATTGCTAGACTTCGACACATCGAAGTTCTCAAAGTACATCAGACAGTTTTCAATGCCGTCAGATACCATTTCTTCTCTGAAAGGGTAGTTGATGAAGTTGGGTTTGTGTGAGAGTCCTTCTGCAATCTTCAAAAAGCAGGCGCCGATGTAGTTCGGTATGATAGGCTTCTCTTTGTTCTGTGCTGCTGCTTCTGCTACTTTTGCTTTATATTCTGTTAGTGCGGCACAAAAATCTGCATTGTTGATGTAGTGTTTTTTGGTATTTGTTGTTGCTTCTGTCATGTTTACCACTTTTCCTCTTGATTTTTACTTGACAAAGGCGCATACTCCGGTATGTAGCCTCTGCATGTTATTAGTGTTTAATGAATTGTGTTAGATCCAACCAATCCAAAGGTGTCCATAATTGTATTAATATCTTCCTCCGTTAGTTCATCTTCGTTAGAAGATGATCCATTAAGGTTAGATTTAATACTTTTAATGTTATCCAATGTTTCGATTGCATTTTCATAGTACTCTGAAAACTCCGCAGAAGGATCAACAGCAGTCAAAATCTCCGAAGAATAAATCACAGCTTCATTTTCTTTTATCACAGTTATTGGCAACCAATGGTCCATGAGTACAGTTTGTTTTTCTGTTCTCATGTCCATTTTTACAATCACTGCCATGGGCGAACGAAGAATAACTTTACCAGGTTCATAATCCTCAATGTACGAAATTACATCTTCACCTGTCTTTAGACGGATCAATTTTACTTGTTCCATTTTTCAATCCAATTTTGTATAATTTGTAATCGAATTTTTCTTCATCATATATCTTAGTTCTTTCCACAAAATGTTTTAACGTAAAGTTCATATGTGTCTTGTATCTCAGATCGTCCGCTATGTCGTAAAGAACCGCTTCAGTTTTGTTATCACCGAGTCGTAAGCCTCGCCCAATCGATTGCAGATTTCGCACTCTCGATTTAGATAACGTTATGCAAATTCCTAATGTTAATTCCAGTAGAAAAAGTACCATAAGAAGCCACAATAATAGCATCGCTTTCTTCCTCTGTAATACGTCTTACTTCTTCGCGTGTTTCAGTATCTGTTTTACCATACACAAAGAATACTTTTCTGTTGCCAATCTTCTCTGTATTCTTTATCATATCATACAGGATTTTACCGTGTTTGTCAACATATTGATATAGGATTAGTGTATTTCCGTTCAAGGATACTGCTAAATTTTTAATGAATTTGTTTCGATTCTCATTTGAAATTAAGTATTCTAGTTCTTCTTGATAAGACTTACTTTTCATCAACTGGCAAACATCTTCTTCGTGTTTCAGAACCAAGCATTTGATTTTGAAATCTGCGATTTGTTTATTGTTCATTAGTTCTTTAGTAGTAATCACCTTCAGTACCGGACCAAATAAACCTTCTAGAACCAACTTATGGGTTTTTGTGCCGTCAAGTGTACCAGTTAAACCAATTCGATATTCTGCATTGATACAATCTGATACAATCTTAGTTAAGGACTGCGCCTTGAATAAGTGTGCTTCATCACCAATAATGAAATCGTATTGTTCAAAATGATCTTTTGGTAATGTATATAAAGATTGCCATGTAGAAATGGTCAGCGATAAGTCACTGTTCTTTTCTTTACCCTGATAAATCTTATGCACATTCTCTTCAACTTTCCAACCATTAGCTGATGAATAGTCTGCAAAATCGGAGTATAATTGTTCGACCAAAGATGTTGTTGGAACTACAATCAGACCTTTCTTGCATTTGTATTTCAGCAACTGTCTCACCAACAGGTATATGATAAGAGATTTACCTGATGATGTTGGAGAAAGCAACATGGCCCGTTTGTTACGCATTGCATGTACGAATGCTTTCTTCTGGTGATCATGTACACCAATTGCTTTATTGCGAGAATGCAGGTCAAGTTCTTCAATAAACTTGTCTGCATGATAGACTGGATAATCTTCTGTTAGATCGGCCCGTGGGTCGGTGTATGCAGTTGTGTAACCGCGTTCTTTACAAAATTCTTCTACGTACGGCAGAAGTCCGTGATATAGTTCAAAAGAACGAAGATCGAAAAGACGGATTTTTCCATCCCAAATCTTGTTTCGATAAGCTGGAGTGAATTGGAAACCTGGCACATAGAATGTGAAATAGTCGGACAATTCTTGAGCCATGCTCCGGTCGCATACAATTTTAACATAGGATTCATTTTTCTTTATAATGGTGTAATCAATTTCCGCCAATGAAACGCTCCCACTGGATATAATCCCTCAATTGAAAAGTTCTACTCTTCAGTTCTTGTAAAATGGATTCGCATACTGAAATCGACTCATCGTGATAGATTTTCTTTTCTAGCAACTTGATGAGTTGTTCGTCAGATTCCAGGTATCTTTCCATACCTTGTTTTGTTTTGATATTGAGTAAAAATGGCTCCCATCCATTTTCATCGAGTTCTTCTTTAGATAGAGAACCGTTGTAGTATTCTTCCTTGAGTCTACGCATCTTTGCATAGTCAAAGTTCAGACGTTTAATGGCAAGTCTGTGACCCACAAGAATTTTTAAATACTTGTTGTGTAACTGTGGGATTTTTAAGAGTTCTTTACCTGGTTCAGTTGAATCGATGATCGAGTCACCTTCCCAGAGTTTCATAATGTTTTCAAGTTTTTCCATAATATAGTCCAATAATTAATTTACATATTCAATTTCAAAGAAGTCGTATCTGAAAGTTGCTGTTGCTGTGATATGTTCGTTTGCGGACAATTTCGTGTCGAATTGCAAATCTGAAAGTACAAGTGGGAAAATGTTACTATACTTAATGCGAACTTTAGCATTATTCAAGTTTGAATAAACTGTCAATACGGCGTCTTTCTTCACTCTACTGTTATAGATGCTATCTGTAGAAGATAGTTCCTTCATCCAATTGTATATAGTGAACCATGCCGACAAGTCTTCATTCACCAAAAAGGTCATACTAAATGGACTGTAGGTCATCTTTGTACCTGAAACATACAGGTCTAAATTTGGTGTTACTTGTGTTGCATTTCCAAGACTGATGCCTGGAATATTTGCTTCTTGACAGAAGAAAATTGCATCTGTAATTTCTGGAAATACTACAGCATATTTCGTGGGTTGTAACAGATTTGTATTTTCGGGTTTCATGTAATCTCCTAACTCCTACTATTTAGGCGTAAAAAAAGGGAGCATTTCTGCTCCCTTTTAAAGTACCACTCTTAACGGTGGTTTACCGATCACATTAGGTTGGCAACCTTGAAAATTCTGTAGTAAGCGTTACGCTTAGAGTACAACTGACCCAAATCAGCATCTGGACCAGCAGCGAATGGGTTTGCAACCATGCCGTAACGAGTCTTGAAACCAATCTTAGGTTGGAAGGTGTACTGGTCAACTGCGCGAACCATTTGCAATGGAACGTATGGGCAGTAGAACAGACCAGCGTCATAAGGAGATGTACCCTTATAGCCGATTGTTACCAATTCTTGGTTGCTTGTGTAGCCACCGAAGTATGGGTCGATATAAACCTTGATACGGCCGTGCAACATACCAGCGAAGGTGTTGCCTGTGTCATCAACTTGCAGGTCGGTAGACAATGCAGGTGTGTATGACAGAACGCCAGCCATAGCCATAGCGGATGCAACGTCTGACGAAACGATCAGAACGTTACCCTTACCACGACGAGTTTCTTTAGCGATAACGTTTGCATCGCGTTCGATCTGGAAGATCAAACCTTTGAAACGCTCAACAGACCAACGACCGTTAGAGTCAGTGTCCAAGTCGAAAGTACCAGCAGTTGTTGTACCGTACTGAGCACCGTTCTTAGCGACAGTGTAGATTGTAC